AAATAATGGTGAATATAAAATAATTTTATAATAGTATAAGATAAACCAAACAAATATCCAATACGAAAAAACAAAATCAAAACGATATTTATCTTCCATTATTTATAATTATACATATTTTTCGTGTACTAAACCTTTACTAATACAATCTTTAATATTCCAATTAATATCTTTTTTTAAAATTACCTTCAATTCTTCTTTTGTAAGATTTGTATTTGCTACATATATTTTAATTATATGATTCATCAATTTCTTTAAATTGGTATATTCATCATCAATTTCTGTCATTTTTCCCCACATTCCACTTCTCAATTCGTGAATCAACATATAAGCATTTTCACACATATATCGTTTTTCACCTGCTAATGAAATTAAAGTTCCCGCAGATGCAACATAACCATCAATTATTGTATATACGGGAACAGATAATGATTTTATACAATCAATAATAGACATTGCAGAATAAATTGTTCCTCCATCAGTTGTTAAATGCAAATAAATAGGTTGTTTTTCTATTCTTAATGTAATAGATAAAATATTTATTTTATTTGCAACTTCTCTCAGTTCTTTATTTAATTCAAAAGCAGTATCTGGATTTATATCATTATTAAAATAAATATGGTAAAAATTGCTATAAATATAACTATTTACATTTTTTGGAAATATAAATGGTAATTTGGCAATATTATCATTGCCATCATCACTATCATCATCCTTGTTTTTTGATGAAGATGATAATGATTTATTTTTTTTCTCTCCCCAATAAGAACGCTTCATTAATAATTATAAGTAATTATTTGCTTATATAAATATTTTATTTTTTGAATTAAAAAAAATAAAAATCATATTTTAATTTAGAAAAATGAGCCAGTCTATAGATTCTATGTTAGGTATTATAAATAATGCTAATCAAACAGCAACTATAGTTGATTCGCAACGTAATATATCAGATAACTTACGTGCTGCATCGGAACGTAATATAAATGCGTTAATGCAAACTATTGCTTCTGATAATCAAAAAACAGAAAACTTAATGCAGATGAATAATTCATTTGCTAATCAAAACTTATTAATTTTAGGTGCTTCATTAAAAGATTTAATACAATCAACTGGTAATATTCAATTATCATCAACTGAACGTAATGGAGCAAATGCTGTTAGTGCTGTAGATAGAGTTGGTTCTATGTTAAGTCATTCACTTGAACGCGTAGGAGGTGATAATATTAATGCAACTGATAGAAATGGTGCTGCTAATTTAATAGCAAGTGAGAGAATTGGAAATAATTTATCATCATTATTAAATTAAAATAATAATCTTCTCAATACAAGCATAAGAGATTCTCAAGTTTTATCAGAACGCAATTTTGGAGAAACTAAATTATTTAATTCTACTCAACATCAAGCATTAGAACGCAGAGTTGGCGATTATCATTTACAAAATGAACGCAATTTTGGCAATTTAAATACAGACTTACTTAAAATTGAAAATAGTCTTGGACGATTAGCCGATAATCATCACAATTCTTCAATGATAGAATTACTTAAAGTTCACGCTTCTTTAGATAAAAGCATTGATAGAAGCGAAAATAATATAACACGTCAAGCTTCTGATAATTATGCCAATATTCAAATAGAAGCTGCTAAAAATAAAGCAGCATTAGAACAAAAAATGACAGAATTGAGCAATGATATTAAAGTTTCTATACTCAAAGATAATAATGATACTCGTTCATTAATTAATTCATATAATAATGATAATGTTCGCAATGATTTACAATCTGAAAAAATAATACACGCTTTACATCATCATTATAATCATCATCACGATCATCATCGTGATAGAGATCATCGTGATCATCATAATCATTATTATCCGCCTTTTTTTCCCTATTCTGGATTTCCATTACAATCATTTCAACAAGGACAAGGACAGGGGCAAGGACATAGCTAAAAACAAAATAATAAATTATTATATAACTTGTAATATTTATTATAATGAAAATATTTATAATTATATAACTTCAAATACTACTATTTCCAATTTATTTAATTCATATATTACATCAAATGAACAATATATATCATCTAATTTAATTTCATCAAATTTAATTAATTCAAATGTTATTAATTCAAATGTAATTACATCCAATTTAATTACTTCTAATTTAATTTCATCTAATTTAATTTCATCAAATTTAATTAATTCAAATGTTATTACTTCTAATTTAATTTCATCAAATGTTATTAATTCAAATGTTATTAATTCAAATGTTATCAATTCAAATGTTATTACTTCTAATTTAATTACTTCTAATTTAATTACTTCCAATTTAATTACATCTAATGTTATTACTTCTAATTTAATTACTTCTAATGTTATTACTTCTAATTTAATTACTTCTAATTTAATTACTTCCAATTTAATTACATCTAATGTTATTACTTCTAATTTAATTACTTCTAATGTTATTACATCTAATTTTTATAAATCTTAATAATTATTATTATTAATTAAAAAATAAAGATTATTTTTTGATAATAAAACCGGAATCGGTGATAATACTTATATCAATATTCCATTTAATTTGATTTCTTTTTTCCCAAATATCATATGATTCTTTAATATGTTCTTTTAATTCTTCGTCATTTATTTTTTTTACTTTTTTTAAATGTTCGTGTATTTTTGATATTTCTTTTGTTTTTTTTGAATGTCCGTAATGAGTTGAATAATGACACATTCTACATAATGCAATAATTCTTATTAATTTTTGTGTTTTTGTTTCATAATCATAAATCCAACGTTCGTGAGCTTCTAAATATTTAAATCTTTTAATACCGCAACATTCGCATCTATGACCCGTCCTTTCATATATATGATGTCTTATTAGATTCCAATCACTATCATTAAAAATACTTCTTACATTTTTAAAATAGCTTGTTTTTGGAATCATATCTATATATAAATTATTACCACCAATTGTTCTATCTTCGCCAATTATTTCTATTTGTTTATAAGATTCATATAATTTGCACAATTCATTATTTTTATCTTCACAAAACCATTTTTTACAATTTTTATCCCAAATAGCACCATATTCTTTAGCTATTTTTTTATTAGAATAAGGGATATTTAAATAAATAACCATTAATAATTTGCTTTTATTATTTATTTATTTTTTATATTTATTTTTCAGCTTTTTTTCTTTCCTTTTCTGCTTTCTTATTTTCTTTTTCTAAATCTTTTTCAGTTTTCTTTCTATCTTTTTCTGCCTGTTTTTGAGCCTTCTTTGCTTCTTTTGCTTTTTCTTTTAATATCTTTTCTTCTTCTTTTAATATAATCATAATTTCTTTAACAAAATCTTTAACTATATTTTCTGTTTTTTTCTTTTTAGGTTTTTCTTCATCTTCATCAATAAAATCATCATCATTATAACTATCTTCGCTTTCACTATCACTATTACTATCTGTGCTATTGCTACTACTTTTTTTGCCTTTTTTCTTTTTATTTTTCTTGTTCATACAAGTTTCAAATGCTTCTTCTTGTGAAATAATTAAATCTTTATTACTATTAACGGTTTTTTTAAGATTGTTAATAATAGTTTTAGAATGTTCTAAATCAATTTGAATATAATCTTTAATATCTTCAAAGAAATAACTATAAATATTATTAGAAGTATCTTTAACACTCATATTAACATCTTTAATATAAATAACTGGATAAGCAAATTGTCTTACATCTTTTTCTCTATTTAAATATGAAATATAACCTGATATTTTATCTAAAAACTCTTTGTTTTTATCTTTTTTAAATAAATAATTCTCATCTAAATAATAATCCTTAAACTCTTTAAAATCTTCTATAAAGTAATCATCTTCTTTTAATAAATTAAGAAGTTTAAATAATTGCATTGGGTCTGATGTATATGGTGTTGCAGTCATTAATAATAATTTGCAACTTTCTTCTTTCGAAGTTTTATAAGAATTATAAATTGCTTTTTTAAGGGTTTTAATGTTCGGACGTTCATTTGCAGGTGTATCTTCTGCGAATAATTTATGTGCTTCATCAATAATAATTAAAGTTTTTTTAAGCGGATCAGATTTTCCATTACGTTTTACTAAACTATTATAAAAACTATTTTTACCATCAATTAAATTAGAAAACTGTTTATAACTAATAGGAACTATCCATTTGTCATCAAGATATTTAAGAGGGTTTTTTACTATATCGGGAATAAAAACGCCTTTTTCAAGTTTTTCTTTTATAGTCGCTGAGCATACCTGATTATACATATTTTTCCAAATATCTGGTTTTAATGTATGTCTCGTTACCCATAAAATAGTATAATCATCTTTTTCAAATGAGTTAGATGCTGTAGCAATAGCTGAACAAGTTTTACCAGTACCCACAGAATGCCAAAACAATATTCCTTTATATGCACTTTTAGAAGTAAAAAAATTGCTTACAAAAGCTTGGCTATTACTTAAGGTAACAATTCTATTATTATTCACTGCTTCAGCGGGTGTTATGCATTTATTTTCAAAAACTAAATTAGACCATTTATAATCTTTAAAAAACTTACGTGTATATTTTCTCATATCAATGAAATCTAATTTTTTAACTAATATTTCGCTCATTGGTTTTACTTTTCGAATATCAATAAAATGATGTGTTTTTTTATTAATATTATTTTTAATGTTATTTTTAAAAACAGGTTTAAATAGCTTTTGTCTATTAACGCCTCCAAAATTAAACTTTGCTTTTTTTAACAAATCAAACTCATTGTTTTTATTTTTATCTAATGATGAATATTCGTCTTTTAATTTAAAAGGTTCTAATTCATTATATTTGCTATAAATATTTTTAACATTTAAATCATCTTCCTTTTCATTTCCAAACTCGTGAATAGCTTTATTTATTTCATAATCAACTGCTCCAAATCTACATATATTTTCAAGTTCCGCTGCAAAATATAATTTTTTAATATCTATTTTTCCTTCTTTTAAAAATAATGAAAATGCATCTTTTTCTCCATATTTCTCTTCCATCTGTTTATTTAATAATAATTTGTATTTAAAGACGTGTAATGCCCATCCAAGTTCTGGATTAAACTCCAAACCCTTTTGACCACAAAAACGTGTTCCTCTGCCTATTGCCTGTTTTTCATCAGACGGTGTTAATAAATCATCAAAAATATGAACGTATTTAACATCATATACATCAATTCCTTCCTTAAATCCCTGATCAATTAATAGATATCTAATATTTTCACCATAAATATTATCAGGTCTCTTATTAAAAATCTTTAATATTTCATTTCTTAATTTAACTGGAAATGGTTTATTATAAATAGCAACACTTGATAATAAAGCAAAATTATTATCATTTTCTGATATTTTTATTTTAAAATGATCATCATAAATATTATTCATACCATAAGCCTTAAATGCTGCAGCTACAAGTTTAATACCTGCAAGCGAATTGCGTAAATCGCTATATATGATATGCTTAAACTTTTTGCCATATTTTTTAAAATCATTCTCATCTAATTCTTTTATATATTGAATTAAATTATATAATTTAGGAGAAGATATTTGCAATTCTTGTATTATTCTCGTTGGATCAAATGTTTTTTTATCAAACTTAAAAAAATCTTTATAATTACTATTATTGATTGTTTTTCTTATACA